TAATGACACGAACCTTTGTCTCAAGCTTCTCATCATAGGCATCGTCCCATTTGTTCATTCTACCGCCAATAGAAAAGCCTGAGAGGGTTCCATCTAGAACTTTCTCCCAGGTGTCCTGTGCGCCCTTAGATACATAGGCAGAAACGTAAACACCAGAATAGAACTTCTTAGATTCTGTATCAAAATATTTATCTTCTTTGAAGGAAACCATTTTACCAACAGCAGTTGGCTGGTGCATCTCTCTGATGTTCCCACGGAACTGAGCAAAAGCGTTTACGCTTGCATCTGTAGTAACAATGTCATTTTGCTTGTCGACATTGTCGAGTGTGGCAAATCCTGAGACGATACGTCTCTCCACATCAACTTTAGAGAATGGCATTGAGAGGCGAACATTGTCGCCTTCAGTCATCCATGTAGCCTTAGATATAGTCATACACTATAATTATATACATCTTTTTGTAAAAAGTTACAGAATTGTAACATTTAATTAGATGATCTTCCTTCCCCTTGGGCATTCCTACCCTCTATTGTAGCAGATCCATCTGATTGATTATTCAATCTTTCGGAATCCCTCTGTCGGTTTCCGTTTGCCCTTGCATCTGCTGCTTGTCGAGGACCCATTACAAATGGGGCATCTCCGTCTGGCCTCTGAGGTAGCCCTAGAGCTTCTCTTGCTTCGTTAGGAACCATAATCTGATTCTTCACATACCTTTCCAGAATCTGAGATTGAGCAATTTCATCTGTTAGGGTTAGCTCGTTAAACTTAAAGTCTAGAATATCTGTTCTCTCTTTTATGATCTTATTCATCATCTTTTCAAGATTCTTCTGGGCAGGTCTTGCAACCTGTTCTTTAAATGTTCTATCCTGTGAAAGTGCAGATGCAATACTGGAGGAATCGCTTCCTCCTATTTTAGAAAGAGGAACCTGATGTGCAATCAGAATGTCGTCTCTGTTCTGTTTACGATACTCTTTAAAGGATGCTTCTTGGACACCATTCTCAATTGGTTCCATTTTGAAATCTACCTTGTTAGTTTCGGTATCTCCAGGAAGTGGTATGTACAATGTTCTGTGGCTTTGACCTTTAAGATTTGTTTGCAAGAATCTGAATAGTCTGTCTTCTGCTTCCTCTGTTAGCTTTGCACCCTTAAGAGTTACGACATATCGTGGCACCGCTTTATTTGCAAAGAAGTCGATGTTGTACTGAGATGCAAGCTGATCACCCTGCAAAGAAGAAATTGCAGACATGATATCTGGAATTCCATAGAAGGTATTCAGAGGAGAGTACTCTTTGTAATGTAAGATCTCATTTGGCCTTGTGTCTTCTGTAACTGGGTTTGGGTTATTAGCAGCAAAGTTTCTAAAGTAGACAACCTTGTTTCCAATAATTTGAACAAAGCCGTCTCGCTTCCTTCTAACTCTCATTGTGGTTGCTGGTATATGTCCAACATAGCCAATTTCTCCATTTACAGTTCTTCCAATTTCCAGATACCCGTTTCCAGTTGCCTGAACGTCTGTATAAAACTTCATCATGGTATGAGTAAGCGAATCATCATCATTCAGACTCTCGATCCAATCCTTGATTTCAATCTTTGCTCTTTCAATTCTATTACGGGCTCGTGACCTTTGGGTATCGTCCATGACTGTCTCAAGCCTTAGCATGGTGCTTTCGGAAACATGAAAGTCATATCCTAGGCCTACAATATTTTCTACCTTGGCATCAATGGCAGCGTGATTAGCGAATGAGGTATCGTAAAAGTTTGCAAGCTCGTAAAGATTCCAGGGAGGAGTGATTACATCAAAAAGCCCGTAGCCATTACGATAAACATCTCCTGGATTAATTTCTTTTGATCTAGCTCCATCTCTACCACGAGAAACCGCAGAGGCGCTATCAAGGTAGCCGTCAGTATTTACATCTATTCCTGCAGCTTTTACTACACGGGTAGTCCTGCGCTTAAAATTTTGGTCTAGTCCATTTAGAGCTTTGAGATCATCCCATGACTTATTAAAAGGATCTTGAGTCTTGAAGATATTCTCTTCTTTAGCAATCTGATCTGTCTTAATTAATATTCTTTGCTCGTCGCTCATTATTCCTCGTCGCCGTATTGTTCTAATGTTTGCTTTGCAGCTATGACAGCACCTAGATCATTCATGCTTGGGATAAGTCCTTGTTTCATTCTATCCATCTGCTCTGAATATTCTTCATCTGTAATACGTGCTGTACCTGGGAAAAATACTGGTTCTCCCTCTGGCTCGCCATTATGCTTGGCTGCATCTTTAAGTTTTTGAATTTGATTCTGGTCACCCTTGTTGGAAGGAATGTTTAATACGTTACCACTACCATCAGTGAACCATTTTCCGTTTGATTTCTTCCAAACGTAGACTCCCCAGGCATATCCTGTGGGCTCAACAACTGTTAGTTTGGCTTTTGAGAGGGCTTGTTCTATAGCATCTGGCTTTTCTTTTGACATACCATTATTATACCACATTACACTGGAGTTATGGTGCTTGTTGACCATAAAATGTCATTTTGAGCCACATATTCATATCCGCTGAGCCTAAATAGTCTTGGATCGTCAACAGCTACCCTGTTTGTGCCAGTATACGTCTTATAGATATTCTTGGGATCTACACCATAATAGCTAGTAGCAGACAAAACTAACACGCCATCCCAGTTAAATCCAGAAGCCCAGAAGTTCCATTCCAATAGTGAGGTCCCCAGGAATTTTACTCTTAGCCAGTTTCTGAAAGAGGTGTTCTGAACTTGCTGTAGATTTGTTGACTGATAGTGGGATATAGTATTGAACAACATTGGTCCAGTTAGTCTAATAGCACCAACAAAGCTGTCTAAGTTTAAAATATTTGCAAAGCTTATGCCAACAAGTGCCCACTGCTTTACAGATAAGACTGGGTTTGATACGATCTTTCCGTTAAGATAAAAACCAATTCCGTTCTCTATAGAGTTTGTCCTGGCATTTACAGCAATGATTCTTGCCCGCTTCCTTCCAGAGCCAACAGGTTCTAGGTAGAATTTTAGGTAGACGTTCCTGCTCTCTACCTCAAACAGCTCTGTTCTCTCTGCTGGGAATAGGTCTTGGTCATATCTCATTGCAGCTTGCATTGCAATTATTCTATAGTTCTCCGCAAGATTGCGGTTGATTGGAATAGACAGGCCTCTGCTTATGTTTTCGTCAAATCTGCCTTTTACTTCTATGCCACTAGTTCTAGTTAGGTATAGATATGGGGTGCTGCCCTTATATATGCTATATGGGTTTTCAGTTTTATAATCAAAATATACCCCAGACTTTTTATAGGGAAAGATGGGGACTCCAAACCTTGTGCCAATTGAGTTTGGTGATGAGTCATTAAATGCCTGAGATGCTAGCTGTAAAGTTCTTATTCTTATTGGCTCGTATGTGGAGTCTGTAGTCTTCATCTCGATGTGCACTACTATGGCGATATTGTTAAAATCTACATTATCTGGTGGGTAGATTAAGTTGCCAGAGGTTACTTCATACTTAGACTCCAGCCACTCTGCACCTGGCTTTACTACTCCATTAGTGGGTGCGCAGACTGTGTTAGAGAAAGACTGCTGTGAAGCATTCGCACCAGACTCTAGATACTGAAAGCTGATATAGGTTCTTACCAGATCATTTTGAGTGAAGCAGCCATCGTCATTAATAGCTGATGCTGGATAGTTAATGTTTAATTGTATAAAGTCTATGTCATAATACTGTTGGTTATTTTCGTCTAACACGTATTGCCCAAGGTATGTGAGTGGAACGTAGTCTTCCCAGTAGGACTTAGTCTTATAAGTTAGCTCATACTTTCCAAATCTAACAACTGGAACTGCTGAGTAGCTTGCATCATGATCTTCTGGAATTTGAGTAGCGACTCCATTTATGTCGAATGTTGATGAAATGAATGTAGTATTCCTTGGCGTATCAAAGTTTATGTTATAAATGTTACCGCTGAAGCTTTGAGAAAAGTCTGGCCTTCCGCCAAAATATGCGTCTAGAGACACAGATCTTCCAAAAAATGCTTCTACGTTCCCTCCCAGAGACGATGAGAACCTTCTGACATCTATTCCAGCTACAAACTTATCTCCAAAAGAAACCTTGTCTACTGATCTTAAGGTCTGAGTTGAACCACCATATTTTAGAATATAGTCTGTGGTGGTTTCTTTGCTTACTACTTCAAAATAGTTACCATTAAGATCATCGACTATGTGTATTAAAACCTGGTCTTCTGACCAAGCAGAGGTTTCCTTAAAAACTGCATATATTGACCTTGCAGTTTCTTGTAAAAAGCTTATATCGCTAAATAGTAAGTGCCCATGCTCATTATCCCAATTTGAATTTGGAATCAGTTTTATAAAAGGTTCTTGTTCATTCTGTATTACGAGAGAGTCTTCATACCAGGAGTCTACCGTTTTTGTTGAAAATTGAGGCAATGGGGTTGTGTATGTTGGAGAAGTCAGCTCATCATTCGTTGTTAGAGCATTGTCAATGAATGCCTGATTCCAAGACCCGATATCTGGATAATTGTAGTTGTTGGTATAGTCGGCAAAAGGATAGTCTATAACGACCGAGGTTCCACTGTAAGAGGTGTTTATGTTCTCTGGGAAGTCTACACCCTGCCCAAATACCCATCTACGTTTTGAGACTATAGAGGGCACTTGATATGAGTAGATTGCTACACAGTCTATATCTATTGGACTGACATCATCATAGGCGTAGAACCCGAGCCAATCCTGACTTTTATCTTCGCTATTAAATTCTGCTGGTAGGATTAACTCACTAGTCAAAAAGTCTAGTGTCATCACCTGTTCTCCGTTTATGATAAGGCTTGCAGAGTCTCTGATCATCTCTATTTGAACTAGCATTGGTCGTGACCATTCCCCAACAAAGTGAGACCCTAGAGCTGTCCCAATCTTAAGCATAAGAAACGGGCCTTTTACGTACAGGCCATCATCTGAAGATATTGGTCCAAAAATCTTTCTATACTCATCTGTGTCCGCATTTATTCTAAGCCACATTTCTGCGGTATAGTCTCTATACTGTCCAGATTGATTCAGGAATCCAAATCCAGGGATTATTACTGATGGGCTGGCGCCATTTGGATACAGAGTTGTAACATTCTCGGATCCATAAATCATTGGAATTCCAGTATTTCTGGCAGTCAAAGAGTTGTCATTTATTAGATAGTAACCTGGAGTATCTATTAGTCCATATGCATCTGCCCTAACCGCGTCTGTTGCTGTAAGTGCAATATTTGATGGAAATGCTACCTTCTGAACACCAAGAGATTCTGCCGAAAACTCCTCAGCCCACTGCCCCATGGTGAGTCCATTAAGAAGGAACTCATTTTCTTCTGTTGAAGTTGCTCCTGGAAGATATCCAATTCTTATAATTATCTGTATTAGCCCGTTGTCTACAGGTGGAGTAAAAGTTTCTGAAATGTATACCCAGTTATTGCTAATCTCTAAGTTTATGGTTTTTACTGTGGGGAATTGTTCTAGCGGAGTATCCTCTTTAAGAATCCACTGACTTGTAGCTGCGTCAAAGTACCTATAACCAATCTGGACTTGACCTATAAAAATGCTTTGAGAATTAAAGTATGTTCCAATTGAAAATGTTTCTAGCGTGGTGTTCAGCTCATTTAAGTCAATGATATCTGGGCTAATTAACTCTACAAAAGAAAACTCTGTAACGATGTCGCCATAGACTTTAGTTGTCTGGCTTTCTGGGAGTGGTTGGTTATATGTATCTAGAGAAATTTCCGAGGTTCCTCCAGAAATAGACCAGGCTGTAAGATCTCTATCGATATCATTGACTAGAGACACGTAGTCTACAGGATCGTCTAACGCCCAAAGAGCGGTTGGATGCTCTGCAAAGACTTTTTCTGCATAAAGGTTTGATGGGTTAGACATTTTTCTCCTAGTCTATTTTAGCACATAAGACATAATAATTCATCGCAAGAATCCCACCCCTACTAGTATAACCTGTGCTTAGGGTTTATGACAGGTAAACACTAAGCCCCCTGGGGTCACCAAGGGGCTTAGTCTATAAAATGTTAACTTATTAGTCTTCTACGACTTCTGGAGTGAACTCTACAACTTCTACTTCTTCTGCTGGTTCTACTGGTTCAGGTAGTTCAGAAACAAGCCTGATTGGATTATTGGGGCTACTCCCCGGCA